CAAGAAAATTTCCTAAAAGTGCAGCAATAGCAATATCTGTATAAAGACCATTCTTTGAAAAATACTGCCAGGCGTACTGTAAATTACCACCATATTTTATAGCAGGATCAACTACAAAAGAGCTAGGTGGTCCTGATAAAGCACTACTCACGGTTGCTGGAGATCCTGATCCAGGTGAACCACTATTACTATATGCTACACCCTGTGCAATTTGTGTAGTAGATGCCATATGAACAACTGGCATAGAACCGATTACAAGTGGTAACTGCGAATTGGCTCCGTCAAGAAAAATACCAAAAACTGTTGCGGAAGGTTCTAATGCTGAATTCCAACCTAAACCACTTGTCCCTGGTTCTGTTGCAGGGACAAGAACCTGTGCATAAGGAATGTCAGCATTTGATACATCTGGTCCATGAATGCCTTGAATCCTTACTTTAACTCTACCTAATTTAGGCTCATCTGTACCCTTTTCTATAACAACTCCTATAAACCACCTTAAAGGTTTATCGCCATAGAAATCCGTAGAAAATGAGCCCATAATGTCATTACGATTACTCATGATTTTAAATTTCCTAATTTCATAATAGACGCATCTATTACATGTCTTTCTGAACTAAATGTATGCTTACACGAATTAATAACATATTCACCTGATCGCTTTAAATCCTTCATGTCATATTCTGTTGTAATAGGAGCCTGTGAATTATTGTTCGGAAAATATACTTCAATTTTAGTACCGATGGTTCTGTGATTATCTCCACTGAAAAATTTTGTGCCACCAACTTGAATTTGTGCTGATGATTTTGTTACAATATTTCTCAATGCTTTTGCTGTTGCTTCTTTACTGTAACCACCTAAATTCTTTTCAAAATAATAATTGTTCATACCTCCATTATATGTATTAGCAGCTACAATTCTTTCATATGTGTTTCCATCTTTTTCATTAATTGTAAAACTATCCTCACCAAATTTAGTTTCGTCATCTACCACAGGTCTAAAATCTGATGTATTTGGACCAAGTAAATTATTTGGTAATATTGTATCTTTAAAAAATTCTTTTATATCAAATCTAAAATTTTCGGATACACCTGTTGTGGCATCTACTATTGTGTATGCCGATCCTACGGATCCTGCTTCCATAAGTGCTATGGTATCTTCATTATTAATCTGTTTAAAATCCATAATGTTAAAAAGATTTGTATCATCTGTCAAACCAGTACTTTGGTTGTTATGTGCTTGAGAATATGTAAACAATTTTTCATTCCAAGCTTCTTCTTTAAACATACTTTCTAATGATTTAAATTGTATGTCATCATCAAAAAGAGTTGCATACAAATAATATGGAAAGCCAAATTCTGTAGTTGCTCTATTTTTTATCCAATTAGATGCTTGAAATGCAGTCCAATTAGGTATAACAACTTTCATTGCTTCCTGATATGGCAACTCCCCTTTGACTTTAACTTCTTTTTTTAATTCATTTTTTATAATATTTGAAATAATTTTATCAGGTGAACCAGTATATGCTTTACTGAATCTTGATACTGTATCAAGAAAATAAATTTCTTCAACCATTCTTATAATAATGATTTCTGTTGTTTCATCACTCTTTTTTGAGTTAGCAATGTTTTTTACAACAAACCTTTTACTTAAAACATTATCTCCAGTAGGAGTTGAAAAGGTTAAAAGGAATCTTTCAGTACCATTAAAATTAATTAATCTGTCATAGACACCTGCATCATCTCTGATAATAACTGAACCAGATAAAAAAGGCCTTTCTAGGTTTTCATATATTTCTACTGAAAAAACCGAGAGTGATAATGCTACATTTTCTTCTGCTTCTTCTTGCCCATTCGGCATGTATACGAGACTATTAAGTCTATAATCAACAGGTGATTGATGCTGAGGATCTCTTGGTTCGGGCATCTAATTATCTTTTCAATAGTCTATTATATTCGGATTGTACTTGCGATACAACACCTGGTCTCATCACATTCATTTCTCTGAGAGAATTATTTTTAGCATAAACTCTATTAGAGTATGTAATTGGTGTCAAACCTCCAAGTGATGGACTCGATGGATCTATATCAACATATTCACCAGATGAATTTTCATAATGGTGCACAGAATCAAATTGGGCAGTTTCACTGGAAACAACAATAGTATCGGCAGCCCTACTGTTTGGAATCACAAGTTCTCCTACACCAAAATTATCTGGTGATGAAACAACAACTTGTCCTAGGTCTATAAACTTTTTAATCACAGTACCTACAGAACCAGATGTCTGACCTACTACAACATCTCCAACTTTAATTGATGTTGCAATCGGTGTTTGAGTAACGATTGTCCTGTTTGGGTAATCTGCTTTCAATTTGTCTTGTAATTCCAATTCTGCTAAAGGCCAACCAGATTCTCTGATATCATTATTTAAGTAATAAAATGTCCAATAATAATCAGGTGTGCCATATAGGCTATATGATAATGTATCTGGCCTATCAAAGTCATCAATAAACACAGTCTCATAAAAAGCAATGTTTCCTTTTAATTCATCAATGATTTTAATGTAAGTAGTAATATTTTGAAATGCTACGGTGTTTGGTTCCGTACCAAATCTATAAGGTATAATTGGGAAATTTCTAAAAAAGTCAGCCATTAGTAATTTTCTTTTATGTGTTGTTTCATTAGCGGTTTGGATTCTGTAAATGCTAATGAAATGGTTGTAGAAGTAAAATGCCCGTCATCGTGCATACCCATTGTTTGGTCATTATATGCAGTAGAAACACTTGTGAGGTATGCTGGAACAAATTTAATACCAGGAATGTCTGCTCGTTTATACTGAGCCCTAATCAAAAATCTATTTGGAAATTTATAACCGTAGTTAATACCAGCATAATCTAAACCTTCTGGATACATTTCTTCTCTAAAATGTCTAATGATCTTTCTTACTGTTGAAGCCTCTGCTCTACTTGTCGGTATCATGGTAAAAGCAAAGTTAAATTGTCTCAGTGGTACATCTTTAAAAAGAGCTCTTAAATTTGGATTTACTTGTACCCCAGCAGTACTTCTTACTGCCGCAGTGACAGCAGGTGCCACGGCAGATATATATGGTATACCCATTTTACCAACCGCTTGAATGGTTTGTGCTGCTACCAATGCAGCTGTTGAATTATTAATATCAATTTGGCCACCAGATGATAATAAACTAGCACCAGCACCCGCTGCCGCGGAAATGCCCTGTTTAGCAGCTCCCATTATACCAACACTTCTCCCAGCAGCGGCTGCTTCTTTCATGGCTTTTTCTGCTGTAGCACCTAGTATACCCAATTCAAAGTTCTCAAAATTCACTTGATCTTGTATCTGAAATGCTTGAGGTAAATATAATTTTACTCTATAAGCATTATCTTTAGTAATTACATTTTCTATGGTGGATTTTGCAGTTGGTGCAGTGCCTTTTACAGCTCTAAGATCCATCATCTCTTTTCTAGCTTTATCTCTTTCTTCTGATAATTGTGCTGCACTCTGTTCTTCAGAACCAGAGCCAAGTAGGCTATCTGCGACGCCACCGAGTTGATCTAAAATTCCTTTTCTGGATTCAATATACTCGTCTACTTCTGTATCAGAAATTGAAGTACGTGTTTCAGCAGCAGAGTTTTGAGAACTTACAAAGCGCATAGCATCTTCGTCTACAACTTCAAATACTACAGCCCCTTCATAGTCATCTGCATCATCGAATGGATACCTTAACGTTTCTGCCATAACATACCTTATAAATAATAGTGAATTGTTATTTTTATTTATATTGGAAATTATGGCCTATTCTGGAAAATATACTGTTAAAAACTCTAAAAAGTACCAAGGTGACCATACCAAGGTAGTATATAGATCATTATGGGAAAAATGGTGCTTTAAATGGTGTGATGAAAACTCAGAAATTAAATCATGGAGTTCTGAGGAAGTAGTTGTACCGTATTTTTATGACGTTGATAAAAAATATCATAGGTACTTTGTTGATTTAAAGGTTACATATAAATCAGGAAAGACGGTACTTATTGAAATAAAGCCAGACAAAGAAACAAAAGCCCCGACATACCCTGGAAAGAAAACTCGTAGGTATATCAACGAGGGTTTAACCTATGTAAAAAATCTTAATAAATGGAAAGCAGCACAGAGGTTTGCAAAAGACCGTAATTGGGAATTTGTAATATGGACAGAAAATACTCTTGAATCAATGGGTATCAAGCCAAAGTCCACTAAACCTTTGAAGCCTTTTAAGAGAAAAAAACCTAAAAAGTGATATAAATAACACTATGGAAAATAGGGATAAACATGAGTAATCTTTTCAATACACTCGAAATGGAAGCCTTTCGTAAAGGTATTACATTAAGGACAAAAGAGTCTCAAACGTGGTTTAGAAAACGTTTAGCAAATATGCGCAGTGTTGATAACGCATCTCTTATGAGAGACAATCAAGTTAATCTGCAGTCTCGTGTGGGTCCAGGTACTATGGCAATGTTTTACTATGATCCAAAGCATAAGAAAACACTGCCTTACTATGATAGGTTTCCACTTATTATTTTGGTTGATAAAGTAAAGGGTGGGTTTCACGGATTAAATTTGCATTATCTACCTCCAACATTAAGAGCTAAATTTCTTGATGGTCTTATGGATAATATGAACAATAAATTATATGATGAAACAACTAAATTTAAAGTAAATTATGCGATGCTTCAGAGAGCATCCAAACTTAGATATTTTAAAGCTTGTTATAAAATGTATTTAAATGATCACGTCAGATCAAAATTTGCTGAAATTGAAGCACCTGAATGGGAAATTGCTACATTTCTTCCTATTGCAGATTTTGCTAAGAGTTCAAAAGCCAATGTCTATAAAGATTCAAGGAGAATGATCCGTGGCTAGAATAGAAGATTTAAAAGGCATTGTATCAGGCAGAGGTGGTTTTGCCAACCCTACATTATATAGGATAGAGTTACCTGCATTGCCAGGAGCTGGAGTAAGTACAAGGGACTTTTCTCTCCTTTGTAAATCAGTATCTATCCCAGGCAGACAAATAGCTACACTACCACGTGAGATTGGTGTGCAAAAACAATTTGTTGCTATGAACCATGAAGTGCCACCCGTACAATTAGTCTTTAGAATTTTAAATGATTACGCTATTAAAAACTATTTTGAATATTGGCAAAATTTAATGGTTAATCAAGAATCATTTGAAATAGGTTATGCTAATGAATATTCAAAAACTGTTAAAATACAACAGTTAAAAAAGAGTGTTGCTTTTAATCTATTTGATGTTGATTTAGGTATTTTAAACCTAGACATAGACTTAGTAAGATCATATCCTCCTGTATATGAAGTTGAATTATTAAAAGCAATTCCCACATCTGTTACTGGGTATCAGATGGGCGATGATTTAACTGATCAAGTTTCAGAAATATCTGTTGAATTAGCTTATAAAAATTGGAAAAATAGGCAAGTACCGACAGGTGTAGACAATACCTATATACCGAGTGGCGCTGATGCAGTAGAACCGACTATTGAAATAGGACCGCAGAGAGTAAGTAAAATAGAAAATATACAGACAACTAAATTAGGACCACCTAGATTTCCAAACCCTAACACACTCGGTCGAAGAACAGGACCGCAATAAAATTATATTATAAGGATTATAATTATGCTACCCAAGTTGAATGACGTACCTAAGTATGAAATTGAAGTTCCATCAACGGGCAAAAAACATAGGTTTAGACCGTTCTTGGTAAAAGAAGAAAAAGTGTTATTACTAGCACTTGAATCAGATGATGGGGGTGCAATTCTAGGCGCTCTTGTTGACACACTTGATTCTTGTATTGAAGATATTAACACAAGAAGTTTGACATCTTTTGATATTGAATATTTGTTTTTAAAAGTAAGAGCAAAGTCAGTAGGTGAAACATCTAAAATTATGCTAGAATGTTCAGAGTGTGAAGAACATAATGAATATATGGTAAATTTTGAAGAATTAAAAATGGATGTCCCTAAATTGGATCCAATTATAGTATTAGATGATAATATTAGTATTGAAATGCAATGGCCAAATTGGGAACAGATTCAAAGTATTGTTACGGGTAATACCGAAAACCTAAAAGGCATGGATTATATCTTTATGCTTTTAAGAGCAGCACTTAAAACTGTAATGACAGAAGATGAAAGAATTGATTTGAAAGATGTATCTCCAGAAGAGATTAATGATTTTATTGATTCTATGAATACAGCACAATTGAATATGATTAAAGATTATGTTGAGGCAATGCCTTCACTGAAAGAAGATGTGAAATTTGATTGTGTAAAATGTGGCCATCATAATGCCAGAGAGATCAGAGGGTTACAGAGTTTTTTCTCATAGGTCTATCTCATGAATCACTTTTGAATTATTATGAAACTAATTTTAATTTAATGCAACATCATAATTATTCATTGTTTGAGATAGAAAATATGATACCTTGGGAAAAAGAAATTTATTTGTCATTACTTGTTAACTACTTGAAGCTTGAAAGAGAAAGAAATAAAAATAAAGGTCGATAAAAATGGCAGATGCAACTCTATCAGACATAGCACTATTACTGAGAGAACAGAATAAAAAACTTGATGCTTTAAATCCTAACTCTAGACTTTCCAATTTAAAAGGTCTTGGTAAAGCAACAGTGACCGCAGCCGCTGCTGGAGCAGGCGCTGCCGCTGGTGCTGGTAAAGGTATCGGTAGTGCTCTTAAAGGTGCTGGTGGTGGATTAGGTGGTTTACTTGGTGGAATGGGTAAGGGTATCGGTTTTGCTGGTGCTGGTATTGGTGCTGCATTACTTGGTTTAAGTAAGGTCATGGAACAAATTACATTTGACCCAGAAGATATTAAAAAAGATGTAAACACTTTACTTTCTATAGGCGAAGACCGAGGTGGTCAAATAGATTTCTTAAAAGAGGGTGGTCAATTTGGTTTGGCAATGGCTGGCCTTGGTGCTGGTCTTATTGCATTCGGTGCTGGGCAAGCACTTACTGCAGGAGCACAATGGTTGTCAGAAGACGATTGGGCTGAAACTGTTAAAAATAATGTAGCAACTTTATTGGAAATTTCTTCCTTACCTGGTGCTGATAACGTGGGCGTAGACGTTGCTGTCCCTCTTACAATGATTGGCGGTGGTTTAATTGCATTTGGTATAGGACAAGCTACTGTTGGATTTGCAGAATCACTTAATAAATTTAGTGGTACTGGAGATTGGGCCAAAAACGTAAGAGATAATATTGAAACATTATTAGAAATCCCAGACCTTAAAAATGCTACATTTAGTAATGTTACTGCATTCCCTGCTGTTATGACAATGATTATGGCTGGTTTGATTGCATTTAGTGTTGGTTCCATAGCAAAAGATATAGCTTCTGTGCCAGAAACAGCAGCCAAGGCTTTTAAGAAATTTGCTGGAGAAGAAGAAGGTGATGCTCTCTGGGCTACATCAATTAGAGATAATGTAAAGGTACTTCTTGAAATACCTGGTTTAGAAAATGCTACATTTGCCAATGTTACTGCATTCCCTGCTGTTATGGGAATGATTGCTGCTGGTCTTGCTGCATTTGCTATAGGTAAAGCAGTAGAAGGTGGTGCTACAGGTATACAAGAAGGCGTGGAAGCCTTTACTGAAGTAGGTATGGCAGATAGAATAAAAACTGAAGTTAAAACTCTTTTAGAGATACCTTCATTACCTGGTGCTGATTTAGGCAATGCGACAGATTTTATAGGAGTTATGGGTGGCATCGGTTTAGGTCTTGCTGCATTTGCTATAGGTAAAGCAGTTGAAGGTGGTGCCTCAGGTGTACAAACAGCGGTAGAAGCATTTAGTGGAGAAGGTTATGCACAAAGAATCAAAGGTGAAGTAGAAACTCTTTTAAGTATTACAGAATTAACTAATGAAGGGGAAGCAACTAGTTTTGCAGCATCTCTTACTAAAATATCAGAAGGTCTTGTTAATTTTAGTAAAGGTAAA